GAGGACTATAATCATTCTTGTATTGTCTACCATAGTTGTCATATTAGAGCGATATAGAGCAAATAAGAGCATACTATATATAGTGGTATCTTACGCCTAAGACTCGCCTAAGACTCATATACCACATTTGTAATTTAATGTTGTCAATTTATAAAAAACTTTCTAAATAAATTTTGATTAAGATTCTAAATAATGTAATGTGGTGGTAACAAACAAATAAGGAGAAAAATGAAAACTATATACAAAGAGCCAAAGACTACTAAGCCACAAGCTAATGAGGTCAAGGCAGTTGTTAACCTAAACAGTACAGGAAACTTGCGAAGAGTGGAGGGTACTAGATACGATTTAATCGTGTCTTATAATACTCCTATCGCTTATGTGGTAGATGTGGAGAATGGTCATTTTATAAATGAAACTAAGGTAATTCTATGTAATGAGTTTTATTCTATGACTACCAGGAAACATCAAGCATGGGTTAAAGACCACTATTCAATGGTTACTCAAATAGGAGAATTTAGTTTTGGAGGATTCTTTAAAAGAGCTGTTATTGATAATGTAGATATAAGAGGTGGATGGAATGGAGGAACTAACAGTAATTGGTTACATGCCTAACACTCTTCAAGGACTTTTATCCTAGAGTCCTTGTGGAGTCTTAGACTCAAAACAAATAAAGGAGAAATAATGGAAGAAACAATTAAAGAAATAAAGACAGCACTCTTAGTAGCTGAGAAGAATAATTTTGAGGCAGATAAGTTAGCTAGTCTAAGAAAAGATTTATTACATGGTGCATGGGTAACTATGTACAATGAAATACAATCTAAATATCAAGAACTAGAACAAGCAATAAAATAGGACAAAACAAAGGAGAAGAATAATGGAAGATATATTTGAAACAGTTGATTTAAAGACTGCTAAAAGAGAAACTATGGATATCTATATAACGAAACAAGATATTCAAAGAACATACTATGAAACTAATAGCCATGTAAAAGTGAGTTATACTGCAAAAGGTTGGTGGGGTACTGACAACTTTACACTAAGCAGAAATAAAAGACTAAGCGAGTTTAGTGGTTCTGGTGAATGGAATGTTTCCTGGAGTAGTGGTGGACAAGATGACAGTATTAATGTCATCAGAAGATTAGAAACTGTACAGCACATAATGGAAGATATGAAATATTTTCTTAGGTATGGAAAATTTATGAACGAAACTAATTATAAGGAGGAAGAAGAATAATGGATATATTTGATGAATTAAAAAAAGATATATTAGAAGATGAATTGTTACTTGCAAGAGTAACTGGAGTATTGGAGGAGGAATAATGAAGTTAGGAGATTTAATTAAGTTAATTAAAGAAACTCATCCCGATGATTACGAACAAGTAAGACTAGACTTCTATCTAATGCCTATGAATGAGGGAATGGATGAAGATGAGAGAGATGATGTCATTCTTAAAGAACCAATACGATTATCTTACGATACAGATTATAACGCTTATGTAGAGTTAGGATTTAAAGTACAAGAAACAAGAAAAGAAAATATATATGGTGGTGGAATACTACCTTACGAATATTATTTTGAAGATATAAATACAAATATGGAGGAGGAATAATGCCAGGAATAGATACAGAAGAATTAGATTATTGTTGTGAAGTATTGTTTGGACATACAGATTGGGAATTTGTAGAGGACAAAGACACACACATAACAATTAAATTTAATGTAGAAGATACAAGAGAAGAAGAAGAAGTGTTTCAAGAATCGTGGTGTACGAATTGCAAAGCTATTAAAACAAGTAGCAAAGCAGATTATCAAAACGAGTTTACTTGTAACACTTGTGGAAGTGAAGTATATACAAAACAACTAAAAGCAGAGGAGGAAGAATGAGTTTTGTTAATCAAATAGATTGGACTTGTGGTTGTATGCGTATGACAGAGTTTGATTATAGAAGTGGTAAAGAACGAACAGTAGGTAGAAGTTATTGCAGAAAACAAGATTGTGATAGGAGGAACAATGGCTAATGTAATAATCAAAGATATATGTAAGACATGCAAGGAGGACCTGGACCAAGAGTTAGGTTGTGTAAATTGTTTCTGTATTCAGTATTGGAACTTAAACGATAGCAGTATTCCAAGTGATATAAAACATTTAAGAACAGAAAAGTAAGAGGAGGAAGAATGAAAAAGTATAGGGTACTTATATCAGGAACTAATTATGTTACTGCTGAATCAGAAGATAAAGCTATAGAACATACACAAGAGAAGATAGACATAATACACGAGTCATTAAACATGAGCGTGTTAGCAATATCAGAAGTAAAGGAGGAAAAATAATGCCTGGTAATTGCAGTCATACCTTTAGCGATATACTTGAAATGCCTAACGCTTATATCAATGGAGATAGAGATGAAGATGTAGTGTATTGTGAGATATGCTTAAAGAGATTCCAGGTATCAGACTACTTTAATGGAGATTCAATTTAGAGGATTATCGTTAGGTAGAATAGAATCGTAAGAGAACTACGAACAAGCTACCCTTTGGCTTAGTTGAACACTACCTAACACCTCATTAAAATTATTCAACAAAGATTTACATAAGCGAATTAGAGGGCTAATATTAAATAGGAGATTACATAGGAGAACTATGATATATCAAGTACAGAGTCTAAGTTTATATGGAGTAAATATGAACTGGGAGTTTGATAACAAGCATGATGCGTTATGCAAAGTAAGAGAACTCAAAGACTTAGGAGGTATGTTTATAGTCAAGATTGTTGAACTAGAACAGTCTAACTAGAACAGACCAGGACAAGAAGGAGGAATAAGATGACTGCACCACGCAGTAAGGATAGTAATATCTTTAGTCAACCAAAGTTGCTAAAGACTTGGGCTATTCAGTTAGCAAATAATTTAGGAGGACAGAAAGTTGAAAAGACTAAAGTTCTTACTAAGTTAGATGGAGAAAAAGTAAATGCGTTGCTTAACATATTTGCTAAAGATTATGATGAGCAAATTAAAAACGCTAAGAGCGAACAAGAGGAGGAATAATGGTATTTCAAATAATAGATGGAGTTCCATATTCAAATGGAATAGAGTTAGAAGAAAAAAGATTAGGTAGTTTAAGCGAAGAACGATTGTTAGAAAGATTGTCAGACCTAGCTACTATAATTGATAACAAACAATTTACATTAAATACATTAATGAAACAACGAGCAGGTTTTGTTAAGTTTTGTTTTGACAATGGAGTTAGTGCGATTGATATTGCAAAAACTTTAAAGATGACAAGACAAAGAGTATATAAAATTATTGAATCAATAGAGGAGGAAGAATAATGGCTAAATTTAATTTAGAAAATTATGAAACAGTAGAAGAAAGACTTAAAAAATTCTGGACAGATTATCCAAATGGAAGAGTTGAAACAGAAGTTGTACACATAACTGATGATGGAACTTGTGTAACAATAAAGTCTGCTATCTATAAAGATATGAATGACACGCATCCAGTTGCAACTGGTATTGCACAGGAAACCAAAGGACAAGGTGGATTTGCTAATGCTGATGCTTGGATGGAGAACTGCGAAACAAGTTCGCTAGGCAGAAGTTTAAGTAACTGGATGTATCAAGGTGCAAACAAACCTAGACCAAGCAGAGAAGAGATGAGTAAATCTGTATCTAAAGTAGAGGTAGAAAAGAAACCAGTAGTCAAACCTACTAAGGAACAAGAAGAAGCTATGAATAAAGTAATAGATGAAATGGTTTCAGAGCCAAAGAGTTCTACTGGTAAGGTTGGTAATCAACTCAACACATTGCTTACAGCTATGATACCTAACGAATCACTAAGAAAAACAATTAAGAGTAATGCTTATGGAGAGTTAGTTGACAATGGAGTTGCTAGTCCTGATGTAGAGATGTGGACTAAAAGTAACATAGATACATTTATGACAAGAGCAGAAGATATGTATAAAAAAGTTACTGACGACTCTAACGAAGACAAAGATATTATAGAAGAAGTCTTT